AAACAAACAGGCTCTGCCAGTTGGACAGACGAAGCAGGCATTCAGATACCTGCCAACAGAATTACAAAAGTTGAAAAGCTGAAAGAAAACAAGGCTTTCACGCTGGCAAAAGAAGCGACAAAAATCACCAAATCACTCAGCGATTTTAAAGAGCTGATACGCGGCATTTTTGCCGAGGTGGAAGCAGCCGAGCGTGCCGAAGCAAAAGTGGAAAAGAAGCCCGGCAAAGGCAATTTCACATGGTACAATTTTGACAGAACCATCAAAGTAGAATGCAACATCAACGAGCGCATTGATTTTGACCAAACACAAATCGGCTTTTGCAAGGAGCTGCTCGACCAGTACATAGACGAAAACATCGGAGCCGAAGGCGAAGCCGTTTTGATTAAGGAGCTGGTAAAAAGTGCATTCTCCAACACAAAAGGTCGTTTGGATGCTAAGAAGGTGATGAGCCTGCTGAACTATCGCAGCAAGATAAAACACGATTTGTATCAACGTGCCATGACGCACCTCGAAAACAGCATTCGCAGACCTGATAGTAAAACATATTACAGTGTTGCAATCAGGGAGGAGGACGGCAGTTACAAAGACATTCAACTAAATTTTTCATCAATATAAGTTGTGATTTGCTTTCAAAAGAGTATCGGTGCAGGGGCTGAAACGGTTAAAATCCGTGAGCAATGGCGGTTCAACTCCGCCCACCGAGCAATATTTCAAAAAAGGCGCGAAAGCGCGGCATAGAGCCTATAGGCTGATTGATAACAGCGCGGAGCGGTGAAAAGATGCAGCCGCTCCGCTTAATTAAGTAACTAAAAATTCAACATAAAATGAATTACGTTTTAAAAGGAACACACTACTCTCTTTCGTATCAAGAATTAAAATCGGAATACGAAGACTTTGTTCAGATGAGTAACGATCGGTTTGCCACACAAATACCAAGAGCGTTGCACCTTGCCTGTATTATTTGTTTTTTAAAAGAAATACCAAGCCACGAATGCCTATCAGATGAAGGAATTGTACACCAACTCACACACCTGCTGCACATACCCGAAGAGCCACTGTGTAATTTGAAAGAAGTGCGCGAACTTTTTAAAAATGCTTTAAAACTATCATAAATGCCAATCACAATTCAAAAACAAACTAATAAACAACTGCACGTTTTGTTATCGCAAAGCGGCAGTATGGCGCACAAAGCGGAGCTTGTAAACGGTTTCACCTCAGGGCGTACTGAACATAGTTCCGAAATGTTTGAGTTTGAAGCCATCAATATGATTAAGTGGCTGAAAGAACAGAACCAAGAACCAAGAAGCAAGAGCCAAGAACCGCCCAGCGATGTTGCCAACCGAATGCGCAAAAAAATACTCGCCATTTGCCACACAATGGCATGGTACAAGCGCGATGACAATAAGGAGTTGATATTGAAAGGCGGCAAACCACAACTCGACTTCGCCCGCATCAATGCTTTTTGTACTACCCGCTGCCCCGGCAAAAAGCCATTGCAGAAGTATTCATTAACCGAACTGCCTGCCATTGTAACAATATTTGAAAGACTTTTAAAAAGCGATTTATCATGAAGAAAATTAAGATTAAACTAACATACGATGAAATGGATTGCTTCATTCATTTGTGTTATGAATTTGGCAACGATAAACGCTGCACCCATCTGATACGCGCCACGCTGCTGCAACTATGGTTCAGGAGCAACCACCGCACACAATTTAAGTTTAAAAAAACGCGCAGCTTTCAATTAACCATTCCCGAAGCCATTGCCACCTGTGCGGCAGTTGGTAATATAACGCTTGACAACTTCGACCCGTTTACCCTTTCGGTAATCACACCAATTTATCAAAACATTCAACAGCAATTATAATGAGAACCTTCATCGCAACCAAACACGACCAGCCGTGGGTGATAACCTTCAAGTTCAATGATGCAGAGTTGCTGATAGGTTTTGAACTGCCCGAAGATTGGACAGAAGAAAAAGTGAAATGGATAATGGATAGAATGCCATTAAACATTACAGAATTAGAGCCATTCAGCCGCATCAGCAAGCTGAAAATAGAAGAGCAGATTACCGAAGTGACATTTGATTATTTCTACAACACGTATGCTGTAAAAGAAGCCCGCCAAAAGGCTGAAAAGTCTTGGGAGCGACTAAGCAAAGCAGAGCGTATAAAAGCGTTTAAATACATACCTGTGCTGCGGAGTAAATGCAATCTATCCGGCATCGCCATGCCGTACCCTGCAACCTACCTTAACAACAAACGCTGGAACGATTAAGACCAAAACAATTAACAATGCCTCGTAACAACAAAGAGAAAATCCAAAAGCGCAATCAGGACATCATTGCTGACTTCAAAAAGTTGTGTGGCATCAAAGAACACAATGTGCAGAAGTATAACCACGAGCTGATACTAAAGAAGCTGACCATTAAGTTCTACCTCGAACAAAGCACAATAGAGAAGATAATTAAGAGGGGGTGGTAACGTTTTTGCGGCTTTGTGAAGGTTGCTAAGCGTTGGAATTGAGCGTTGGGGCAACTTGCACAAAACCGCTGTTAGTGGCTGGTGCGGATTATTAAACGAAATTTTAAATTTAAAAACAAATACAATGGCAGAAATCAAAGACTTAGTAGGTAAAACACTTACCGAAATCAAAGACAATGGCAATGAATTAATTTTTATTGTTGATGATGGAACTCAATACAAAATGTATCACGCACAAGATTGTTGTGAAAGCGTTTCTATTGAAGATATTAATGGCGAATTGGATGACTTAATTGGGACACCAATTTTATTAGCAGAGGAAGTTTCAAATGATGATTTTGTAAACGCTTTTACTTCAAAGTTTAAAGAAGTTGAAGGCTCGTATTCAAAGAAAGATGATGAAGGCAATTATGAGCCTGAAAGCTGTACGTGGACATTTTACAAGTTAGCAACAATAAAAGGATATGTAGATATTCGTTGGTTTGGTGAAAGTAATGGTTACTATTCGGAAAGTGTTGATTTCATACAAGTCGGTGTTGACCGAGAATGGTAGCACTTGCCACTAACTTATAGATATGCCCACGCTAACTTCTAAATACATCATTGATAATGAGGCGAAAACTTAGATGCGAAGTAAAAGTGCAAGGCTGGTACTTCCCATCCATGCCGGGCTTAGTTTGGCACAGTGGAAAGTTTTGGATGAACCACAAAGAAGTTCCCGTGGTTTACAACAATGGCTCCAGAGCCATTCTATTAGGCAACACAAAATACGGCATCAAGAAGCTGCGTAAAGATGCGCAGAGCTGCGTTGTAACTATTTTAGATGATATGCCTTTTTAATTTTTAAGCATTGCACGAATTGGTGCAGGCTCTATCCTTGTATCAACGGCTTTTCCGTTTACAGTAGCAGGAACACATTTATCCAATGTTTTCAGTTTAGCGCACAACTTTTTTATGTACACTGCACAAGTTTCATTTACTCCGGTAAAGTAAAAATTACCAATCTCTCCATTGCAATTGATAGTATAACCAATCCATAAATTGCACAGTTCATCACCTTTTAATTCAGTTGCTATTTGCCCTATAAATTTTGAAACTGTTGTGCCATCTGCAAAGGTTGCTTTGGTGTCTGTAATGCTAAAGTTTTCGTTTGCACAATGCTTAACTTCGCGTATACTTAAAATCTCAATAAACAACGAATCTTTAAGAGAATAAGCCTTTACAGGTGTATTCTCAATATTGTTCTGACTGAACAAAACACCCGTGCATAGCACTAATAAAAGAGAGGTTAAAATTGCTTTCATAGTGCAATATAACCATACCTGCTTATTGTTCCAAATCCTTTGTTATAGGGAAATCAGTAACCGGAGCAAGCACGTGGTCTTTGTAGGCATATCCACTTTCGTCACGCTCATTAGCGGAGTATTCATGCACAATTACAATAATGCTGTTGTAGCGATGGTCAGGCACAGTGCGCACTCTTTGCAGCGGGCTGTAGTTGCTTGGTGCAAAACCATTCAAAGCTCCATGAACATCGCTGTGAAAGTTTAAGTGCTGCAAGTTTATGGCGGCTTGGTTATCGCTTACCTTATCAATGTTTTGTGTATTGGCTATTGACTGCACCAAGCAATGAATTCTAAAGCCTCCTGTGCCTTCCTGTACACCGCTGCCACTATCCATCCACTCGGTTGGCAACCATTCAATCAACACGCCCGGTGTGCGCAATGGCTGGTGCTGGTTTGGCTCATCGTATTGATTGTTGAAAATATCAATGCTGTTGCAAGCCGGAACTTTTGCGCGAATGCGCTTTGCAAGGTCTATGTAAGATTGTTGGTTCATGCTACTTTGTTTAACTCGGTTTCAATTTTTGCTTTCAGTTTGGCAAACAGTTGCGGGCTGTTGCCCATGAATTTGCGTTGCGGCATTTTTATCGTCATGCTTTTGCCGCTTTGCATTGCCAGTGCCATCGCTTTCCATCGGCTCTTTTCCACTCCGCTGGTGGCGGCATAATACTTTGCCCAAAAAAACTTTATGCTTTTGCTGTTGGGCTTTATGGTAACCGTGCCGCCATCGTTGTGCAGTGTGCCATATTTATCGGCAGGCGGGGCAACAAACACGCGAATGCTCATGCCATTCACCTGCTTAGTCATTGCCCGGTAAAGTGTGCCAGTGTCGCGCAGCAGCTTGCGCCCGGTGTTGCGCACTGCCCAAGCGTTGCGCTCTTTCCACTTTTTACCTTCAAAGCTCTCGGTATTAAAGTTGTTTAAAAAGTGATTTAAAGCGGTGTTTGCCAGCTTTACGGGCAAAGCCTTAATCGCTGTTTTGATTTCCTTAATCTGCTGTTGCGGGCTTTTGCCGCTGTGGCGAATTGGCATTGCTTACTTTTCGGTGATCAGTTTTTCGCTTTCGGTCGCAACCTGTTTGCGCAACTTTTTAGGTATGGTTTCAAAATAGGGATGCTTGGTGCTAAACACAATGCCTGTTTTGCCTACGTTGTTGCGCATCAATGTCGGCACTTTCGGCAGCTTGCTTGGTGGCTCCTGACTGTATTCTACTGCATCATCTTGGTCCAACTGTTGCACCGAGCAGCGGCATCCCCAATCATTTGGTGGATAGTGTGTGTTCCAAAAAGAATGATTGACAGGCAACACAGTGTCATTGATGCGCCTGTGTTCATCGCGCGTGCGGTCGTCCATCACCGCCACATAACGAAGAAACGGCAGAGCTTCCTTTTCGGCT